TATGTACTCTCTTACAGCAAGCTCTAGTTTTGGTCTTAAATTCTTAAAGTCAAAATCTTGAGCTCCTGCCTCGTTATCGCTTCTGGGGCCTAAAAGTAGAGAAATCGCTTGCTCTTCCTTCAGTAGTGTCTTTGCTTTACCCCCTTTCTTTGTTCCTGTTGTTTCAAAAACTGCATCTATGGCTGGGTAAATATCTTGCAGGCTTGTAGCTGCCTCTGAAGTTAAAAATCCTCCAAAATTTCTACTTCTGTCCAAAAACTTTAGTCCTGCTGCTAGCTGTGCGGCTCCAACAGTTGTTACACCTTGGTGTGCTCTGTGAAGGCCGCTTTTAAATATTCCAACTTCGCTTGCTCTTGCAGAACTTCTTTTTCCTGTCTCGGGGTTAACCTGTACTCCCTTCAAAGGTGTCTTTAAAAATTTATTTAGACTTTTGAGTCCTGATTTTTTTGCTATTGTATAAACATTCTTAAAGTCTCTTCGTGCTGCGTAACAAATTAGTTTTCCTGGAATATATTGTTGTTCTTTTGGTGCAGTTCTAGGTTTTTGTACATGCTTAGCAACCGCATCTACTGCATCTGCTCCCATAGCCGTAAAAGCAGCATCATCAATTACAGGAAATTCTCTCTCGCCTTTCTTATCCGTTTTCTTTACGTCTTCGTAGCCTTCTTTAAATCCTTGTCCCAAACTTTCTGCAGTCATTGTAACAATGGTATAAAAACTGTCTAAATTTTTACGAACATTTGCATCGATGAAAGCATGCATATCTTTTAAAAACTTGTCAGTATCTCTTTGTGCCATTAATAAATCTTATACAAGTCTAAGACTCGCTTTATGCTTGCTCCACTTAATACGCGTCGTTCTTTGTGTTCATCTTTTAAGTAGTACGTAATTAAATCAATTACTGCTAATTTTAAATCACTAGGAACTGCACTGTACCCTGCTCGGTATACAACTTCTACTGCTCCTACTCCTTTTGCCCAGTTTTTATATCCTGCACTTGTAGTACGAAAAATACTATCAGTTTCAGTATCTAAAAAGTATTCGTAAGCTGCAGTTGTAAGTGTAGCATAGCTACTTCCATAATCTGCACGCTCTTTTACACTTATAATACTGTTAACAGGGCTTTCAGTTAGTTGTACTATGTATGTTGCCCAGTCAATATTAAATGTTTCTGTTTTATTACTTGAATAAAAATCTACAAATGTATTTGCACAATAAGTCTTTACTAATTGACTTACAGAAGGAACTAACGCTGAAATTTTTGCATCCTCTTTTGGAGTACTCAATCCTTCCGCTTCTTTATAGTCCGCCAATGTAATTAAATCTGCCATAAGTCCCTTAGTAAAAACTTGGGGGAGGAAACCCTCCCCCAGGTTAGTAAAACAATCAATCGATTACTGGTAAGGCCAGAAGATTGATGGCTTGTTAGATCCAGAGTTAGCGAACAGCTCGTTGAATCCGAGAGACTGTGATGCTACAATCACATTCTGCTGATCTTTAACACTGTACTCAGTTTCTATGCTTACACCCTTGAGTCGAGGTATTACATAGTTATCAACATTGATTGCGAGCGCTGCAGTAGTAGTTACTGCTCCGCCTGCACCCAAGTTCTGAGCTAACTGGTCAGTTGCTACAACTGGTGAACCGAATACTGATCCAACAACACCGATTCGCTTAGTAGCAAGATCAGATCCTACTTCTGTCACGTCAGTGAAGCCGGACGCATCGATTAACTCGTAGTATACGTCAGTTGGAACAATAAATGCTACACGGGATGGGTCGAGACCATACTTGCCCATTTCCTTTCGGAGTGCAAGAAGGTTAGCTGGAGTAACTTCATCCGTGCCTGATGCATCAAGTGCAGTAAGACCAGAAACAGTTGCGAAACCAGAAGTGTTATCAGTTCCGTTTACTCCAGTAAGACCGGTTGAAATGTTAGCAGCACCTGCACCTACAAGAATTGCTGAGTCAATTGCAATCGCGTGCGCTCTTGCAAGTGCACTTGTAACGATTGGCAAAAGAGTTACAACAGTCTGCTCGTCGGTGTCATTTGAAATGTAAGTACCAGCGATCAGTCTGTGAGCTTGTAAGATTACCTGACTTACGGTGTAGTTGTTGTCAGCTGCATCAGAGAGTTGGTTAGAAGAGTCACCAATTCCAGCCCCGCTGAACGTTGCCGCTCCTGCGTCTGGTGCCAAGGGTAGTACAGTTGCGCCAGAAGAAACTGCAATCTCTCGGAAGAGAGGAGCAACTTTCTGTGCTTGACGTACTTCTTCTTCGAACTGCTGAGATACGATTACATCGATACCAGCAGCGGTAGTTGCTGTGTAGTCAACACCTGCTTTTTCAAGAAGATCCTTAGAGAACTGAGTCTCATAACCTTTTCCAGTGATCGCACCAAGAACCTTGGCTTGGAGAAACTCCTGGCCAAACTTGGACATATCACCTGTTCCGCTGCGACCTGAGAAGTCACGCTTGCTGTTTTGAATTGCTTCAATCTCAGCAGCTTTTTCTTCGAGATCTTTCTTATACTTCTCGATAACTTCTGCAGTATTTGCTTTCTCATCTGCAAACTCTTTTTGTAAGTCTGCAACGAGCTTTTCAGCACCAGTTTCGATACCAGATCGAATCTTGGTCTGCACTTCTTTATCTTGTGCAGCTTTTGCAGCTTCAGCTTCAGCAGTTTTTTCTGCCTCTGCCTGATCTGCAGCTTTTTGCTCGGCTTGCTTCATGCTGATTTTTGCAGCAGTTTCCTCTGCTACCTTCTTAGCAAAAGCTTCCAAGTCGATTTCGGGAGTTTGTGCTTCCGACATATCTATCTCCTTTGAAGAGGATACTTCCTCGCTTTTAAAAGTTTTTTTGAAGTCTTCATAATCCTGCTCAGAATCGAAAGACTTCGCCAGAGAAAAGGTTGCTGCTTGATTGCATGGTACCGATACAACTGATACTTCAAACAACTCAGCGTCCTTTATCTTTAATCCGTCGGTTTCCTCTAAATAATCAGCGTCCTTTACTCGAAAACCTACGGAAAAAGCTCCAAGGACACCGTCTTTAACTAGTTCTACAACATCTTTTGCTGCCTTACTAATCTTTGCTTCTAGTTCCAACCCGTTCGGTCCAGCTTTTATGCCGGTTGCACGACCTATGGGTCGGTTATAGTCATGATTAAAAAGAATTATGGGATTTTTTTCAAAATTTTTCAGTCCACCTTTCATCCAAGCATCTCCAGAGATAGTATCGCCCGCGCGATCAAAATCCACAGTGCTTGCCATGCCACGAATCATTACACTTCCATCTTCGGTAGTTTGTGATTTGAAGGTAGACGTTAAATTAAACATCTTGTTCGTCATAATCATCCTCTTTTTCCGCTACTGCGGCTTGTGCCTTTTCCATTTTTTCCTCAATGGTAGGCTTTTGATGAATCAACTCCCATAAATCCTTAGTTTCTTTTTCAAGCATAGATAACATATGAGTCCAAGACTTACATATTCTATCAATCTCTTTTACAGTAAGAAACTTGGGTCGATTCTTCATCTGGGAGTATTCTTTACGATTAGGAATATATCCTATCTCTGCAAAAAACATTCCAAGCTGTTTTACAATTTTTAATTTTTTACCTCTAGTTACTGCCATTATTCTTCATCCTCTTCTGTTGGTCGTCCGCCTTCTGATGGGTTTCCTGCACTTCCTGCTATGTTTGCAGGTATTCTAATATCTTCTGTGCCTTCTATCTCTGGAAAGCCTAATCTTTCACGAGCTTCGGCTGCAGTAATAATGCCACCATTCACAAGAGAGGTATAATATGCTGAAGCATCTCTTAGCTCGGGCTGCAATGCAGGAATATCTGAAATATCCTCTGTAATCGGAAACCCAAAAAATCTACTCAGACCAAAGTTTAATTTTCTTACAATTGGTAATACTGTTTCCAAATAATACAAACGCATATTTGGTCGAATATTTGCATTGTTACCTGAGTCTAACATTATCGGAGGTACTCCGATAGCTTTCAATATAATTTTTTCATTCTTGTCAATCGCATCTTGAAAGTCGAGTTCTTTGAAGTTTACATTTGAATATGTGTCTACTTCAATACCGCCATCAAGTATAAGAGGTCTGCGACCTCCTGCATCTGGCTTATATCTTGCCTGCCAAGACTGTAACATTCTTTCTTTAATTTTTTCAGATAAAGTATTCGGTGATTTTAGTACTAAACCTGGAACTGCTCCGTTCTTGAAAAAGTTATCTTGAAAAGCTCTCATTTGTGACATGATCTGCATAGTTCGTACTGCAGGCTTCAGTCGTGATACTCCACGATAAATATCGTGGAATGAGTTTTCTTTTATGTGAATAATTTCATTCGGAGAGTAATCAACGTCATTGTAAGTATACTTTTCAACATAAGTTTTTGAATCACCATGTATTGTAACTGTATCTGCTGGTACATGATAGAGATGTGCTCCATCGTAGTAAATAAAAATGTTTCCATCTAAAAGATAATCTGTTATAAGATTACGCTTAAAAGTATTAATATCTTGAAACGGGTTAGGTTGAGTATTTAGTAAATTATCAACCTTTGCTCTTTTCAGTCCTTTTATAACTCCGGGTGTAGACAATCTAGCAACAATTGCTGGAATTTCTGCGCAGTCATCTACAACCATGTTTACTGCGCGATTTACAACTTCTAAATTTTCATAGTACGTTTCATACTTATCTGTAAATTCCCTAGAAGTTTGGGAACCCGCGCCAAGATAGCTCTGTATAGGATTTAACTTTTCTTCTACCTCTACTTTTCTACCTAAAAATCCGTCATACCATGCCATGTTTTTCTCTTTGTATTTGTGTCCATCGCATTTGTTTTTTAGCTGATACTAGCGAAGGCTCTTTTCCGTAAATCGAGTGGAGTTGCTTGTGGTGCATGTTACATAAAGTTACTGCGTGAACATATAACTCATCTTCATGCTCGTCAATAAAATCTTCCCGAAGTGCTTGAATATATTGAGGATTCAAATTGTTATCTAACAACCATTTATTTAGCAACGCTGTTAAACTATAATAATGGTGGAAATCTAACTGAGCTTTTGCTCCACAAATAAAGCATTCCGTTCCTTTTTCATATCGTGATTTTGCCTTATCTCGAACATACTTTACTACATCACGTTTTAACTTAGGCATTTTGGTTCCATAAGTACATCTATTACAAAGAATTATATCTGCTTTTAGATAACTTGTCAAATACTATTTTTCAGAGGTATCATTAGAACGAGGTGTTTGAAGTAATGAATGAATACAGCCCGTATCTTATTGCATCAGCCATGTGTGAAGAGCGATCGTGCTTCGGCCTTTCCTTCATTAAATTTGGGTTTGCATCCCACTGATATGCTTCAATAGAATACTGACTCTCTGAACATTTCTGATCTATCATAAGTTTATCGTTATCTACAATACTAGCAACGTGACTTATTCCATCTAATACCGACTTCTTTGCATTGATAGTAGATATATCATAATTTTGTGCGAGATCGAACCTTGTTTGCTGTGCTGCTGAATCAATATAAATATAGTCAACATCCCACTTATCGATGAGCTTTTGTATTTCTCCTGCATGTTGTTCAGTAGTTCTCTCTGCATTCATGTACTCGTCGAGAAGATAAAACTTTTCTTTATCCCAATCGTACGCGATTACACAAAAGGCAGTAGGATCCTTATACCCAACGTCAAGCCCAGCAAATACATCCATTGATGCAGTATCAAGCTGAGAGAAATCCTGTATACACTCTTCGAAATTAAAGTTCCAAATCTGTCCTTCGTATGTATTAAAATCTGCTTCATATTCCTGCCTAAATTCAGCCTCTGACATTGTTTTTCTAGCTTCATCAATATCAGATTGACTCATCCTTGGATTATCTTTATAAGTTGCTCGAACGGAACACCATTCGGGAAACTCATCGGAATGTCCTCTATTCCAAAACTGGCTAAACCAATTATTTCTTCCTCTGGGTGTAGATATAAATAGTGCTTTTGAATTTTC